GTCGCCCCGCCGCTGCCGTGGGTGCAGTCGTGATAACGCTCACGCTCACGAAGGACGAGGTGCAGGCCATCCTGCAGGTGCTGGGCCAGTTGCCGACGAGCAGCGGCGTGTGGCCGCTGGCGGTCAAAATAAAGGAGCAGGCCGAGGAGCAGCTCAAGGAGCAGGAGTCGTGACACCGCAGATCGAGCGCGTGGGCGATGTCGCCGCCGCCGGCAGCGTGACCGCCGCGAGCGTGTCGTGGCTGTCGCAGGCAAACGAGATCATCTCGCTCATCGCCGGCATCATCGCCATCGCGGCGGGTCTCTTCGCCATCGCCGTGCATTTCAAGAACCTGAGAAAGCCCTGATGGAGCCGAGGTGGCTCACCCGCGCGCGCGCCTTCGTCGGCCTCCAGGAAGTGCCGGGCAAGGCGACCGCGCCGCTCATCAGCAAGTGGCTCGTCATGCTCAAGGCGTGGTGGCGCGACGATGAGACGCCGTGGTGCGGCGTGTTCGTCGCGGCGATCATGCGCCTCGAGGGCATCGACCCGCCGCAGCGCTGGTACCGCGCTCGGGCGTGGCTCGACTTCGGCGACGTGCTGCGCGATCCGGTGCTCGGCTGCGTCGTGGTGTTCGAGCGCGGCGGCGCGGGCCATGTCGGCTTCGTCGTCGGCAACGACGAGGCCGGTCGGCTGATGGTGCTGGGCGGGAACCAAGGCAACGCGGTGTCCATCGCGCCCTTCGACCGCAGACGAGTTCTGGGCTACCGCTGGCCCGCAGGTCTTAAAGCGATGGTCGGGCCTTTGCCGCTCATCGCATCCCGCGGGGCGAAGGCCTCGCAAAACGAAGCATAGGAGCAGAGAGCATGAACGCAGAGCAGTTCGCGGGCATCGTCCGCGCCATCGTCGCCGCCGTCGGCGGTTACCTGGTCGGAAAGGGTCTGGCTGACGCCGAGACTGTCGCCGCCGTGAGCGGCGCCGTCGCCACGATCGCCGTGGCGGTCTGGTCGGTGCTGTCGAAGAAGAAGCCCGAGGCGGCGTGAGGCTCTGGCTGGGGGCGGCTCTGGCGCTTGCGCTAGCCGCCCTCGGCTGGGGCGGGTACCGCACGGCCTACCAGAGCGGCTACGAGGCCGCCGAGGCGGCCGTCAGGGCGGATTGGTACGCAGAGAGGGCCAAGGCCGCAGAGGCCGCCACGGCGGCGCTCAGGGCTGAGGTGGAGCGACACCAGGAGGTAGAGCGTGGGCTCACGGACAAGCTGGATGCTGCTGACCGCCGCGGGCGCGACCTTGCTCGGCGGCTGCGCGACGCCCGCGCCGCCCCCGGCGTGCCCGGAGCGTGTCCCGATGCCCCCGCGGCTGATGGCCCCGCCGGAGAGCCCGAAGACGCGGGAGACCTTGGAGCGGCTCTTGCCGACCACCTCGCCGCCTGCGAGCGCGACGCCGAGCGCTTCGCCGAGCTCCAGAGACTGAACCAGGACTGACATGGCACTCATCCCCATCAACCTGCCGCCCGGCGTGTACCGCAGCGGCACCGACTACCAGGCGAAGGGACGCTGGCGCGACGCCTCGCTCGTGCGATGGTACGAGGGCACCATGCGCCCCGTCGGCGGCTGGCGCAAGCGCGCCACCGGGCAGCTCACGGGCAAGTGCCGCGGCATTCTGGCGTGGCGTTCGAACGCGAACGTCCGCTGGATCGGCCTCGGCACGCACAGCAAGCTCTACGCGATGAACGAGGCCGGCACCATCACCGACATCACCCCGTCGGGGTTCACGGCTGGCAGCGGCGATGCGGTGGTCAACCTCGGGTACGGCGGCGGTCCATACGGCCTGTTCTCCTATGGCACCGCGCGCCCGGATACGGGCTCGATCACCCCGGCGACCACGTGGACCCTCGACAACTGGGGCGAGTATCTGGTCGGCTGCTCGTCGAGCGACGGCAAGATCTACGAGTGGCAGCTCAACACCGCGAACGATGCCGCGGCGATCAGCAACGCCCCGACCAGCAACAAGGCCGTGCTGGTGACGGCCGAGCGGTTCATGTTCGCGCTCGGCGCCGGCGGCAACGCGCGTAAGGTGGCGTGGTCGGACCAGGAGAATAACACCGTATGGACCCCTGCGGTCACGAACCAGGCCGGCGACTTCGAGCTCGAAACACTCGGCTCCATCGTGACGGCCAAGCGGTTGCGCGGCGTAAACCTGATCTTCACCGACGTGGACGTCCACACGGCGCAGTACCAGGGGCCGCCGTTCGTGTACGGCTTCGAGCGCATCGCCACCGGCTGCGGCATCATCAGCGCCCAAGCCGTGGCGGCGGTGGAGTCTGTCGCCTACTGGTGGAGCCCGTCTGGGTTCTTCATGTACGACGGATTCGTGCGCCCCATCAAGTGCGAGGTCTTGGACTATGTGACCAGGAACCTCTCGCAGACCCAGCGCTCGAAGGTGTACGCCGTCGCCAACAACCAGTTCGGCGAGATCTGGTGGCTTTACCCGAGCGCCGCGAACAGCGAGTGCGACTCCTACGTGTCGTACAATTACCGCGAAGGTCATTGGTCCATCGGTAGCCTCGCGCGCACCGCCGGCACGGACCGAGGCGTGTTCTCATACCCGCTCATGGTCTCGACCGACGGTTACGTCTACGAGCACGAGGTCGGCGTCACCTACGACGGCATCACGCCCTATGCGCGCAGCGGGCCGCTCGAGTTCGGCAACGGCGAGCGGCTGATGGTGGCCCGGCAGGTCATCGCCGACGAGGACACGCAGGGCGCGGTGTCGTTGCAGTTCATCACCAAGTTCGCGCCGAATGGCGCCGAGACGACGAAGAGCTACACCATCGACTCGATCTACACCCCGGTGCGATTCACCGGGCGGCAGGTCGAGATGAAGGTGACGGGTGCGTCGCCGGCGACAGACTGGCGCGTCGGCACGATGCGGCTCGACGCCGTGGCAGGGGGTGAGCGGTGAAAGAGATCGACGGCATCGAGCACATCGCGCCCTTCCGCGAGCTCATCGAGCGCGCGCTGGCCGAAGGGTACGGGCAGATGGGATATACCGACGTGCTTGAGGGCATCGCGCGCGGCGAGTACCAGTTCTGGGCGTCGAACGATTCGTGCGTGGTGACGACCATCGACATCTTCCCGCGCATCAAGCAACTCACCGTCATCATCGGCGCGGGCGACCTGCGCGAGATCGACGACGTGATACGCCCGGCCATCGAGGAGTGGGCGCGGCACATCGGCTGCGACACGATGCTGATCATGGGACGCCCCGGCTGGCAGCGGGCGCTTGAGGGTTACAGACGCACCGCCGTGGTGCTCGAGAAAAAGCTATGAGCAATCTGTTCAAGTCAAAGAAAGAAGAAAAATCCACCACCGAGATCGACCCGAGGATCTACGAGAGCGTCCTGCGCAACTTGCAGTTCGCCGAAGAGGTCGCGGCAATCCCGTACCAGCCGTATACCGGCCTGATGGTCGCGCCGTTCACGCGCGACTACATGGCCGGCGAGGCGGCGACGCGGCGCATCGCCCAGGAGGGCGGCTTCGTCCCAGAGGTCGAGGCGGCGGCGCGCAGCGCGATGGGCCTGATGGGCTTCCAGCCCGAGCGCATCACGGCCGGACAGGTCGGGACACAGTTCGGTGCAGCGCCCATCGGCGCGTCGCTCGCCGGCGGCCCGGAGCGGGTCGGGGCGGGCGCCATCGGGACCACCTTCGGCGCGGCGCCCATCGGCGCGGAGCGCGTCGGGGCGGCGCTCGGGCGTGGCCCGGTCACGGTCGGCGCGGAGCGCCTCGGGACCACGTTCGCCCCGGAGCGCATCGCCGCGCGCGACATCGGCGCGTCGCTTGCGGGCGGCGTGCCGCAGGTCGGCGCCGGGCGCGTCGGCACGACCTTCTCGCCGGAGCGCATCGCCGCGGAGCGTGTCGGTGCGGCACTCGGCGGCGGGCCGCGCATGGTCAGCGCCGGGCGGGTCGGTGCGCAGTTCGCGCCCGAGCGTGTCACCTCTCGAGACATCGGAGCGTCGTTGACAGGTGGGCCGGAGCGCATTTCGGCAGGACAGATCGGGACGCAATTCGCCCCCGAGCGCGTGGCGGCGGGCCAGCTCGGGACCGCCTTCGCCGCGCGCGAGCTCGGCGGCCCGGGCGCGGCGCCCACGGCGGCGGCGGCCTCGGTGCTGGGCGCAGACCTTGGCGCCTACATTAACCCGTACCAGCAGCAGGTCATTGAGGCCGGGCTCGCGGACATCTCCCGCGCCGAGGAGCAGGCGCGCGCCGGGCGGGCCGCCCGCGCCACCGCCGCCCGCGCCTTCGGCGGCTCTCGGGCGGCCATTGAGGAGGGCATCGCCGCGGGCGAGGCGGCGCGCGAGCGCAACCGCTTCGTGGCCGAGCAGCGCGCGCGCGGCTTCACCGAGGCGGCGGCGATGCGCGAGGCGGACGTCGGCCGGCAGCAGCAGGCGGCGCTTGCCAACCAGGCGGCGGCGCAGAACATCATCGAGCTCGCGCAGCGCGGCCAGATCACGAACCAGCAGCGCGACCTAGAGCTCTCGCGGCTCGGGCTCACGGCGGGGCAGGCGAACATCGACGCGCAGATGCGCGCCGCGCTCGCAAACCAACAGGCGCAGCAGGAAGCGCAGCGCCTCGGTCTCACGGCTGGACAATCGAATGTGCAGGCTGCCCTTGAGGCTGCCCGCGCCAATCAAGCAGCCGTACAGCAGTACGCGCAGATGGGCTTGTCCGCCGAAGAGGCCAATCAACGAGCGGCTGCCGATGCTGCTGCGCGCAACCAGCAGGCCATGCTTGATGCGCAGCGCCTCGGCCTCACGGCCGAGACGACGAACGTGCAGGCGGCGCTCGAGGCCGAGCGCGCCAACCAGGCGGCGGTCGAGAACTACCAGCGCATGGGCTTGTCGGCCGAGGAGGCCAACCAGCGGGCGATGGCCGACGCGGCCGCGCGCAATCAGCAGGCGGCGCTCGACGCGCAGCGGCTGGGGCTCACGGCCGAGACCACCAACGTCCAGACCGCCATCGAGGCGCAGCGCGCCAACCAGGCCGCGGCGCAGCAGTACATGCAGATGGGGCTCTCCGCCGAGGAGGCGAACCAGCGCGCGGCGATGGACGCGGCGACGCGCAACCAAGCCGCCGCGCAGGAGGCGCAGCGTCTGGGGCTCACCGCCGGGCAGTTCAACGTCGAGCAGCAGATGCGCGCGGGCCTCGCCAACCAGCAGGCCGTGCAGGATTACATGCGCATGGGTCTCACGGCAGAGCAGGCCAACCAGCAGGCCGCGC